GACAACGCGGCCATTGGGCAATGTGATCATCGCGCCCTTAGGTGCAGTCAGGCTGAAGGTTTGCGGTGCGCCTTCAACTGCAGCGAATAGGTCATCACTCAGCGCTACGACATTGATCTGCGTCGGGTCAGTGGTGACAACTGACTGCGCAAATTGCGGGCTGATCTCAACGGTGCGGACCATATCTCTGGAGCCAGCTGGCAATGCAAGCCGTAGCTGCTCCTCCACGAATTCAGATTGCAACTCCGCTAAGCCCTGCAGCTCCAATGCGGTGATCTCCGTTGCATCACCCGCCCAGGTCGCAAGGCTTTCTTTCAGCTGCGCAAGGATTGCACGCAACCGCGCGGCTTTGACCGGTGCTGTTGCTTCATTGATCGTTTGCAGCTGGTTGACTGCATCGATGATGATGTCGTTGTAAATGTTGATGATGCGCCTGGCGACGCTGTTGCTGTATTGGTTTAGATCGATCGCGTTGCGAAAGATCGCATCAACATTCGGCGGGATCGTCACTGCTCTACGTGGATACCAATATCGTTCGGGTGATATTCGGTTTGTATGTCAATCTCTGCACCTTCTTCCAATGCGCAGACAAGCATCTCATTGAAGTCATCGTAAGCAGTTTCGGATTCATAAACAGTAACCTCCTCAACTTTGTTATCCCATGATGCGCGCAATATGGCGAACACTTCATCAGGTAGCTTATGGCAATACACCGTCACTGGTCCCATGGGTTGCTGTTCATCCGATGGGATGAACCACGCTGCTGCCCATAGCAATGCGTTGATCATGGTTGCGTTGCTTCAAGTTCAGCTTCGATGTCAAAGTCATCACCAAGCACTTCACCTTCAGATAGCCGGGTTAGGAATGTTTCCTGCGTGATGGTGCCTGCGGTGTAAACCTGCAGCAACGCCAACACATCCTGAGGCTCTAATCTGGTGCCAAGGAAATCGCGGTTCACGTAACAACTACCGGCCTGTTCTGGTGTGCTGAGAAACTCAGCATGAAACTGCAGGCAGTTATCAATCATATCCTGCACATTTTGGGCGATCACCATCATCGTGCTGTCACCTTGACTGCGGTCGATGCGTTTTGCCTCAGCGGTTTCAGCTGATAGCTTCTGGCCGAGCACTGCCGCAAGGCCCAGCTCATTGATCTGCGATGCAAGCTGATCGAGTCGCTTGAACTGATAATCAAAGCTCTTGCCGCCGGGTTCGATGTACTCCGCACGACCTTCCGCTGGGAAGGCGATGGCTTCACCCGGCCCAGCTGATACCTCCTCAGCACTGGATGGGAAACCATAAAACGCCAGCATCGGCACCGCTGAGATGTGCAGCTGATTGTCGAGATCAGATTGCACCTGATAGGTCTTCAGGTTCAGCTCTGCGATGTCTTGCAGCGGTGGCCGCGATTCCATGTAACCAACGCGATCGGAGTATGCAACCGAAAACGGGATCCGATCGAGCGTTGTTGTACCTTCGTCGTAGATCTTGAAATCACCGGTGTCATCATCTTTGCGATGCAGCTCATACGCACCAGGCGTCAGCACCCGGACTTGCTCAACTGCTTTCTCGCCGTAATCACCATCGGGTTCAGTGATTACTTCCCGCAACCGCAGCTGCGTTAGTTTCTGCACGCCATCTTGCAGTTCGGTGCGCCATCCGAGGATGTCTCTAGGTGAGTACGCAATCCAGTACGGCCTGCCGCCATCTTGCGGCGCATCAACCAATACACCGACGTGACCGTAACGGATCATTGTGCGGGCGGTTTCGTAGCACCAGGTGTTCAAATCATTGCCTTGCAGGTCAACGTCAAACAGCTGCTCGCGGATCGTGTCACCGGTGTCATTGAGCCTGACCGGTTTGCGCGTCAACATCCCGGCCAGCATCCGTTCGATGCGGACTAGATACGGAGGGCAGGTTGAACGGGCGAGGCGAGCATCGTAGGACTCGTCAATCTCCCTTGGCTCCTGCGGAAGATAAGTGCGATGCCTCCGCCTCATCGCAGTGGTGCCTGAGGATAAATCCTCAATCAGGATCCAGGCCGGCTCCATCGCGTGCCACGCGATACATGGGTCGTCAACTTTGGTGACTGCGCGTTTGGCGGATGCGCGGTCGTAGTGGCGGAAGCCTGAGTACATCTGACGGACCCGTTCCAGAACAGTCTAGAGGGGCAGCCGGTTGATGCCGACTGCCCGTGTTGCCTTGGCGTGCCATGCCCCGCCGAACCTAGCCGTAGCCTGCCGAGCCGCGCCGCGCCTTGCCATAATCGCCATCGGCGACTTGTACATCATAACTATTGCAGCAGGCCGCGCTCAGCCACAAAAAAACCAGGGCCTGAGCCCTGGCTGGTGAGTAGCAGGAATCCTAGAGGCTCGCGCGCCTTACCCAGGTTGATCACCCAGCTGCTGACTGGGATGCCTGACCGTTACAAATGGCTTGCTCAGTTTAGCTTTGCCCGCGCAGCTTTGCGAGCAATTGAGCCGTAGATTCCGCCAGTTTGCAGTAGCTCGTGCCTTCGTCAGTGGAGATGATGTGTGGGCACGTTGACTCAGGCTGGTGCTGGTCAATCCAGTCCCCAAGCGCAGCGAGCAATGCTGACCACTCGCCCCAGCTCAGGTTGATCGACTGCTCACCGCGACTGAGATGCAGGTCAAACCCTTCGCTGTTGCTCCATTCGGTGACTTCCAGGAACGAGTCAATCTTCGCTAGGTGGTCATGATCGCGCAGCTCGACAAAGCGACTTGTGCGTTGTGATTCGTTCATTGGAGGTACTCGTGTTGGTGTGCTTGCCACCGCAGCAGATCGGGGATCATCACAGGCGACATGCCGATTCGGCTGAGGGTGTCCTCAAACCAATCGGCAGTGCTATCAATTACAGCCTGAGCTACTTCAGCGTCAGTGAATCCCTGCGCTTTGCAGTGTTCGAGCTGCTCGGCAAGCAGTGTCAGGAGTTTGGATTCGTTGCTCATGACGCCCTCCTAAGATCAGCCAATGCGCGAGTTAGATCCATGGATGAGCGGCGGACGGCGCCAGAGCGTGCTGTGCCTTGAGTGTGAATCCAGTCGATGTGCGCTGATTGCATGTGCAGATCTTTCGCCAAATCCAGGAAACGTTCAGCCTCGATAATTGCGGCTTGCAATGTTTTTTGATTCATCGCTCGGCCTCCCGCTCCAATCGCATCGCCCAGCCCCCAGCGCCGTGAGGAAAGTGCTCCCGCAACCAAGCCGCAACCTCGCGGATGGCGGCGCGGGCAGGGCGGTCGTTGACGATGCCTGCGGATGTTGCTTTTGCCACAATGGCATCCGCCACCCGATCCACCAGCGAACCATCTGGAATTTCCGGGTGGTTGGGCTGAGCGGTGGCGGCAGCCTCCAACGCCTTGATCCTGCACAGCAGTTCGTAAATGGTGGAGTAGGTCACCACGTCATTGGCGCAGGATTTGACGGAGGCCCACTCGCCAGCTGTTGCGCGATGATGTTCAGCGTTCATAAATCTTCTCTAGGAGTTGTGTAATGGTTCCATCGTTGACGATCACCCGGTCAGGGGTGATGTCTTCCAATCCGCCCTCGCTGCTGTGGTCGCCGCTGTAGGTGACACCAGGGCGGTCGATGCGCCACAGCTCACCGCCGAGGTCGCGGATCATCGCGGCCTCGTTCGGAAACCGCACATCATCAACCACGACGGATCTGCCGTCGGCCATGATGCGTTCAGCTTTGGCGCGGGCGATCATCACCCAGAAATCTGGGTGGATGCAGGCTCGCCCCCATTCGGTGCCGAGCGTTTGCATCATGTGACGCGCGCTGACACCGACCTCGGGGATGATAGCTTCTTTGTCTGTGTAGGCGTAAGTGAAGTCTGGAAGACCAAGTTCGTGGAGCATGTGCGATACAGCTTCTTTAAGCGGCGCTGCAAATGACACGCGTTGATGCTCAATGAGCAAATCGGCCACGGTGGTCTTGCCGCAACCAGGAGCGGGGCTGTAAAGCCCGATCAGACGGGGAAGGGTCATTCGCCTTCCTCCAGGTCATTGATCAGATCCATCAAGTGATCGAGGAACGGATAATCTTCCCGCTCCTCTTCAGTGGTCAGCTCGTGGAGTTGCGCGGCCAGCTTGAATAGCTGCTGTCGTCTAGTCATCGGTGGGTGGTGGTGACTGGTGGCATTATGACCCAGCGGTGCAGTGCTGCG